CAATATTGTTAAATATTTTACGCATAAACTGTTTGAACATGTTTTACTTCTCCAGGTAAATCACAATTTGATGTAAAATATAGTAAAAAATAAATACCTGTTCAGATTAAAAAATTAATCTGAATTTATAATATACCCCAATACTCTTTAATCTTTCGTGTCAGCTCGTCTGCGCAATCACGAGTATACGTATAGTCACAATCTCTTTCGACATATCGTTTGATAATATATTCAAACTTCGTATCGCCGAGTTTCCTTACCCATTTTTCAGAAACATCTTCTTTAAGCTTATCAAAATCTACATTTTTATCATCTTTATATTTAAGAATATACTTGTTCAAATCTTCTGTAGTATAATCATAAACGACATTCTTATATCGGTCGATGAAAAACAGTCTTTCCTGATAGGTCATTTCCATATTATATTTATTCCTTACAGGCCGAGTTTTTTCTTAAGTTCGTTATTTCTTGAAATAAGCTGCTCAAACAACGGCCTTGCATTTTCGTAATAGTCTTTCTGGTCCTGGCGAAGCCTTACACCCTGGGGCAGATACCACTTATGAATATCGTCATATTCGAATCCGCATGCCATCAACGTATTCTTGATTGCATTTATCCGCATGCCGTTAACCTGATATTCTTCAATCTCACTCATATTACTTTCCTTTCTTTTTCCAGTCGATGTCCTTCTTCATGAATTCGACCTCGGCATTCTCGTTCGCCTTTATATATTTCTTGAATTCTGCCAGTGTATCGTAATGGCATTCTGTCAACTTTACAGTAGGCTTTTTCGAAAAACATAAAAACTTATCCTCTACCTTCATTACCCTTACCGTCCTCAATTTAAAATCGACAAGAATAATATCTCCAGTAATTACGTCCGTCTTTATATTTTTCATATACAGGTAAGGATTCATCTTTATATAGCCCTTATCTGTCAAGTATTTAGACATAGCCTTCACAATAGCATCAACCTTCATTATTTAACTTTTTATTTATTATAAAAGAAAACCGTCATCCAAAAAATTAGGCCTGACGGTTTCTTATTATGTAGAAAAATATTACATCGTAATAGAAGTCTTCAAGTTAGCACAGTCGATAGCACAGTGCTTGAGAAGTTCGATAAGGGTCTTAGATGCACCCTGCTGAATCTTCTGGGTAACTGCGTTGATATACTTAGCCTTATCGTCCTGAGAAGCGAACATTTCGTCAGTGACATAGCGTTCGGTAGCATACTTGAAAATTGCATCGCCGAGATCCTGGCCGAGCTTCTTGAGTCCTTCCTTCATATCGCCGTTGCCAACATAACGCTGGATAAGGGAATCGAGAGAAGAATTCATAGCCTGGGTTTCATAGCTCTGTTCGGCAGTAGACTGCTGCTGAGCTTCCATTTCTTCGTCGAGCTTCTTGTGATAGTATTCTTTGAAATCAACAATCTTTGAATCCATGATAATCTCCTAAATTTTTCTTTTATATTATTTATAACGCTTATTTTCCAAAATCATGAAAGTCGTCGGAAAATCATTATCTTTGTCCGCTGGGAAATCTTCAGAATGTACAATATCCCATTTCGACATATCTAATTCTGGAAAAAATGTATCACCATCTGGTATTTCTGTATGGATTCTGGTCAAATAAATCTTATTAACAATGTTAACAGACTGTCTATAAAGTGACCCTCCGCCGATAATGAAAGGTTCCTTAATATATTTGGAATTCACGTAATCGACCGCAAACTGAAGACTCGGCTTGACTATAACGCCTTCCGGATTATAGCTTTCATTAGACGAGACCACGACATTAAGTCGATTCGGCAACGGCCTGCCAATAGATTCGAAACAGCGGCGTCCCATTATTACGGCTGAACCGGTCGTCAATTCCTTAAATCGCTGCAAATCCCGCTTTAAATGCCAGGGCATGGCATTATTTCGACCAATGACATTATTATCCGTTGCCGCTACAATTATACTATACTTACTCATATCCTTTCTACCTTTACTCCGTTTCGTTCCAAGAAGCTAATGCCGTTAGAACCACGATCATATTTATTTTCATACATAACATGCTTAATTCCACATGTATATATCAATCTGGCGCATGCTTCACAGGGCTCATGTGTCAAAAGCATAGATGTACCTGTAATATCGATTTTTTCCCTTAATACATTTCCCAACGTATTCTGTTCGGCGTGAATTTCATTCGTATTGGCGAACTCATGATGAAGTTCTTTCCATTCTTCTTCTGAATATTCCAGCCATTCCTCGTTGGTATGTTTCCTTGCATAGAACTTTCCTGCTTCGGTCTTGAACAGCTCATTGCAGTTAGTCTGTCCCTGAGGAGTTCCATTATACCCACAAGAAAGAATCCTACCGTCTTTCACAATCAAAGCCGCAACCTTGACCCTGGCGCATTTGCTAAGGTTTTGATATTCTTTCAAAACTGTCTTATAGAGATGCTTATATTTTAATTCCATAGATACAAATATAGCATATTCCCGTTAAAGAATATGCTATACGAAAATTTAGTTGTAAATCTTAAATTGTAGCGTATGCAAGATTTTTAATTTCATCGAGCGAGAAACGTACAAAACGACTCTTCTCGTAATAATGACTAACTTCTTCCTTGCCGTCGGCAATCTTGTCCATCAAGGCCTTATAAAAGTCCTTTGCTTTCACAATATAACCGACAACATAAGTATCTAACGTAAAAACCAAATCAATTGAAAAATCGCCAGAATATATCTTACTCTTTTCACCTAACCCGTTAACATGGGTATAAGTAATAGAATCTGCATTCTTGGAACTTTTGACATCGAGATAAACTTCGACATTCTTTAAATTATCACGAATGATAATATCGATTTTATCTTCCATATCAGTCTTTGAATTTTCGGCAGATTCCGTTACAACATATTTCGGCAATTTCTTGAAGTATTGTTCAAAGCGACCGAAGATTACATGCTGTGCCGTAAATCCATCGGCGCGGAGCTGTGCTTTACTTTTACCGTTATTGTCCATCAATGTACCTTTTTGATTAAGTTAACATAATCGGTAAACGTATTCATCAATTCTGCCAAACCTGACATTTGAATGAACTTGAAATACTTCTTAGTATCTGGTTCACCGTATGTTAAATTATTTATTACGGTATTAATGGCTAATTCGATTTCCTTAGGAATACAATCAAAAGAAATCAATTTCATATTACGTTCATATTCTGACTGAAGCTTTTCATCTTCAATCCACTGGTTAACGTCTTCGTTGATAATCTTCAATGCACGCTTCGGACCAATACCTCTCTTAAGACCAGGAATATTATCACTACTATCGCCAGTAAGAATCTTCACCATCAATTCGACATCAGGATCCAAACCCTCGATAAACGTATGCTTCATCGCGTCATACTGTCTATAATTTGGATATTTGAATAACTGGTAAAAGTCCCTATCTGAAGATACGTTGATTATATCCCATTCAGGATGGTTTTTGACAATTGTCGCAATACAATCATCTGCCTCGGCATGAGGAATCTTGACGAACGGAATATTCTTAAACGAATCCGCAATGTCGTTAATGAACTTCTCGAGGACCGGGAAGAATACATCGAAATTGACTATAGACTGTTCACGCTTTGCGGCACGATTAGCCTTGTATTCCGGATATACCTGTTTACGCCAGCTTTCAGAATCCTGCAAACAGATTACTCGCTCTGGTTCAAGTGTCTTGAGAAGCTTCATGAACGAAGCCATGAATGTAAGCTTAAATATGGAAAATTCCTGTTCTTCCGGACCTGGCATCTGTGAGAACAGGCACCTCATAGTTAAATTTGATACGTCGATTAATAATACTTTCATACGTTTTCAAATATAGTAAAAAACGCTAACGAAAATTAGCGTTTTATTTTTATTCTAAATTTTCTTCGTCATTATCGAGCCAGTATCGTTCCTTATACATCTTCCGACTTTCCCTGACCTTTATCTTTCGTTTTTCGTCTTCTTTCATTCGCATGTATTCACGAACATTTACATGACGGTAACAATACTTAAGACATTTTCCCATCTTAATCAGAAGTAAATGACACAGATGATGTTCTTTCGGAGAAAGCTCAATCTTGTTTTCCTTCTTGTTGCTTCCGCCTTCACTTCTAGGTATAATATGATGTTTTTCTATCTGTCCGAATAATATCCTATTACGAGCACGGCTGATTAAAGCCTCATATATCTTTTCGTAATTCAAAACTAGAATCCTTTGTTACCTGGTGCCAAATCAAACTTGCTCTTCGCGTCTTTGCTGTCCATAATCCTGAACTTTTCTTCTAAGCCAAGGTATTTCGGAACATTCGGCATCTTAATTCTGAAACTATCCATAACATATTTTCTATTATAGCATCTCAAACCGATACCTATATTAGAATATATATCATTTAATTGTTTTCCGTTCAATAAAACTCTTACATCTTCTAAAAACATATGATATTGCTTCTGCATCTCTGTCAAAATGTATAACTGTGCATTCATGTCGAAATGATGAAGGTTGACTGCCCAGAACGCATTGATAGACATCTCGTCTGGCCCGATACAATAAATCAACGGAAAATTATCGAAACCGGTTTTCTTTGCATACTTTGTATATGCATCATATTCGAGTAAGTAAAAATACCCATTCTGTATCAGATTGGTCTTTTCACATTCTGTTCTATCAATATGATAACGTTCGGCAATCATTAAATATCTTCAGTATTTTCAAGCATGAGTTCTACATTTTCATAATCGAATGTCGCGACAAAATTAACCGGCGACGCAGAACCATACTGTAAGGATAAACTCGACAAGTTGTTGATGATAGCATGCTTGAACTTCATCTTGGAAATAATCTTGTTGTTATTATTGAGCGATACGAGCTCTATGGCGTCAATACAGTCATACCTTAGTAGTTCTTCCCCTTTAAGGTTTGTCTTGCCCACAGGCTCGCCGAAACGCATCCAGTAAATCCATTCGCGGAACAGGTAGTAGTTCATCATATGTTCATCGAGCTGGAATTCAACATGCATAGTCTGCAAGTCCCTCATTCCTATACTATTTGGATGTAATTGACGTTCATGCTGATATAAAGACGTCAGCATAGGGATGGAAAAATCAGGTACTGTCACGTTCCTAACGTAATTGTCAAGAATATGAGTATCAAGTTCATAATTAGTCATATTGACCAGATTCGAAAACCTGACAATAAACTTGTTATTACTAAAATCATTAATCTGTGTAGTTATGCCTGCCATGTTTTATTTATAAAAAAGGTATTTCCAATCGGAAATACCTTTAAATCTTATTTTTTATCGTTATTAAGGATTCTTTGCTCCCTTGATTTCGATAATACCGGCTGAATCTGCCTGCAAACGATTGACATATTTTTCAATACGGTCTTTTGCCTTAGCCTGATAATAAATTACGATAGAAAAACCTTTACCAAGTTCAACTTTAATTTCGCTTTGGGTTTTTCTTTCAATCACATTCATTACAGTCTCTATCTTACCAGCGATTAATTTGACCAAATCGGTTTCGTTAACAAGTTCCATATGATTAATAGCATCTTGAAGCGTCATACCGCCATTAACGTCATTTTTTCTATTACCATTGCCATTGTCATTACCACTGTTCTTAGTGTTTTTATTAGCTCTTTCTGCAGGTCTTTTAGTATTTTTATTATTTTTAGTTTCTTTTTTATTGTCATTGTCGGCTGGAGCAGGTTCTTCAGTGTTTGATTCTTTCCCTTCTTTAGCTTCTTTTATAGCTTTTGCTTTCATAAAAAGTTCATGACGATATGCTCTAGCTGCATCAGCATCGCTTGTTTTTAATTCAGCCAATTTTTTCAAATCTTCTTCAGAACAATGAGCATTAATCATATCATCAATAGCACCTTCATTAATATGTAATTTTTCAATCAAATAACTATACAAATTTGAAGCAAAAGATTCTTCAAGTTGTACTTTATCAATCGCAGTAAGAAGATTAATCTTTGCATCCTTGGACAATTTTTTGAACTTGTCAGTTATGAACTGAATTATCAATGCACCAGGAGCATTTGCTGCCTTCTGTGCATCTGCATCCGCTTTCTTCTGTGCATCTTCCTTATCTGCAGAAATCCATTTAGATGCCATATTAAAGAGCGACGTGAATTTTTCACGAATCATGCTTCTTGAGTAATCATTAATATTAAATACAGCTGCCATCTTTTTCATCATTTCCTGATGGCCAGTGATTTCGCCCTCAGTGAAACGGCCGCTACGAACCGTAATCTTAGAAGCCGGAACAATACCGTTCAAATAGGTTTCAATATTATCGGTAGAAGTAGAACTTGTGAAAATAAATACAAGGCTTGTACCTTCAGAACTTACAGAAACAAAATTATCCTTACCGTGGTCAACAAGCGGCTTAATAATTCTATTCTGAATATTTCTTAACATATCGTGTTCATTTACATTGTTATTTTCCAATAACTTATTCTTAATCCAGTCTTCGTCGACCTTTACTGTTGCAATCTTAACTTCACGTGACGTCTTAGCATCAGGATAAATATCGCCGATAAGCTTGGTAATATGTTCGATACCGAAACGAGTACCTTGAAGCCATGCGCCAGCGCCGCTAACACCGTTTACCGTAACACCATTATTAAGAGCAACCGTATCTGTCAATACTTTCGGACGATTTACAATTTTACCTTCATAACGCTTACGTTCTGTAACTCTAATATCCGTACCGTCCTGGTTCAAGCCTTCTGCTGCCTGTTCTGCAGTATCACGGTCCTTGAAGTATAGATTGAAACCGTAAGTCTTAACCGGAACGATTCCGAGATAATCCTTAACGCCTTCAGCGTCCAACTGATTCAAGAAATCAACAATGTTCTTGTTAGCAATCTTTGCAAGTTCATCATAGAACGCATCGACTTTATTACCTTTCTTTTTCTCGTCTGTTGCGAGAGTCGTAATAGATTCATCAGAAATCTTGTAAGGAATAGAATAAACAGTAATGAGATTACCTTTCTTAGCGAATTCCGTATTTCTATCAATACGTTCATTTACCTTATTGAAAATTTCGGAAGTAACATTCTTAACAAAATCACTAGTTTCAAGAGCTGTTGCTTTCGGATCATTAAACATATTTACTTTAGCTTCTATGTTCTTAAGCTCACGATTGGTATAATCGGTAGAAACAACTTCAGCGATTTCAGCAATATAAGACATGTTATATAATGTTTGCTGAGAAGACATACTGTTAATTGTTTTAACGAATCCGTTAGCATATGCTTTAGGCTGTTTATTGTTATACTTTTTAAATACGTATATTACTTCGTAATCGTTCTTTGCCTTTGCGATAATATGACCCGGAGCGGCAATGAACTTTTCTGCAAGTCGCTGAATATATGTAGAAATAATCTCACGGATTTCTTTCTGCGATTTTTTCTTTTCGTCATCAGCTTGCTGGTCTATTGTCTTCTGATTATTCTGACCATTTTGGTTATTCTGATTTTGGTTATTCTGCTTATTATTCTGAATCGCCTTTGCTACATGTGTAATAATGGCATCATCGGCAAAGTTAATCAAAACACCGTAGGCTTCACGTTCCTTATCCTTGCCTGTAAGTCCAAACAAGCCTTCAGAAAGGACGAATTCAGAAGTGTAGCCATTAGACTTCTTTTTCTCATTAAGATATTCGTTAAATGAATCTACCATAATAATTCCTTGTTCTTTTTATTATTTATAAATAAATTGTATGACGAACTTCAAAGATTACGTTCTTGACCAGATTGAAACCAGCGGCGACGATAGCCTCCTGGACGAGAAGATGTACTGGGAATATGTTACTAGAAACGGAAAACGTCAGAAAAAGTGGCATACCGATAAGAAAAACTATAGAATTCAAATAAACCGCAAGAACGGCCAGCCTAAAGAGGTCTTTATTACTCCTACAGAACGACTGAAACGTAAAATCGGTCAGCGAAAAGCTGCACTGAAGCGTCGTTCTAAACAGAAAAACATATCTGCAAGACGTCATAAGTCATTCAATGTCCGTAAGTTGGCCGGTATGAGATACAATACTGGTTCCTCAAGAGAAGATAAAAATAAAAAACGCGGAAGTTCGGATAACTATAGAGAACGCGATACATTGATGCCTAACATGATGGAAGGTCTATTACTGGAATGGCCTCATGTTGAAATTCTTCCTGATACTTTCTGGGATTTCTATTCTGAAGTAGAAAACGAAGATGGTTCCTGGATTATGCAGCTTGTTACACTTGTTCGTGAACAGGAAATGCATTCCTTGAAGGAAGGAGATCCGAGAGACAATAATAACTCCACCGAATTCGAAAAACCGAAGGATGGAGTTATCAAGGTCTCTCCTGGTGAAATTGACCAGATTTTCTATTCGATTTCGACAGACATGTTCTGTGTCAATGCCATCAGGAAAGCATATAAAATGTTAAGCTATGAAGACCGGATCGAATTCGATGAAGCCATGGTCGCTGGTGGCCAACAGAATTTCCTTAAAAAGGTAAAATCGGTCGATTATACATAATTGACTAGTCATAAACGAGAAACTCGTCTATTCCAGATTCTTCCGATACTTCTTCTTTAGGACACCAGTTCTCGAAATCCCATTTAAAGAAATCTGCACAAACGAAATTATGGTCAATAATTTCGTTTATTTTTTCTGTAATCTTGACCTTATTCGAACGAAGTACGTCACGAATTCTGTCTTTACAAATATCAACGTTATCCTGCATCAGCTCAACCCCGTATAATGTCTTCAACGCCTGTACAGGTTTAACGCCAGAAGCGATACGTTTCTCAAGCATACATATAACCATATTACCAGAACCCATCGTAGGTTCTAAGAACGTCTTATCTGGATTTTTCCAGTCTTCCTCAGGAATCTTACTCATCATTGTTTCAACAAGTTCCCTTGGAGTCCAAACTTCGCCGTTCTTCTTGGCAATTTCCTTACTGACTACATGTTCATTAAATCTGTTATCCATAATATTACCTAAATACCACCATCTTTGCAATCGATGTCTTTCTATTTAAAGAATTCGCACTGTTCAATACTTCATTACTTTCTACAATTTCTAATGACGTAAAGTTCTTAAATTTCTTTATGTCTTCCATAGTCTTTAATGAAAGTAAACTATTTACTATATGGAAGAAAAATTCTTCTGTAATCTTATCGGCACGCGGACCAATTTCGACCATCGGGAAAGAATACAATTTAAGCTTATTTTTAAATATATTTATACATTCCTTAATTGACTTTGCCATTATAGATTTTTCGTTAACCGCATCACAACCATTGTTTGACAAATCTAATTCATATCCAGAATATATATGTTTTTTACTACATATATAACAAGTATATCTTGCCTTAATATTAAGTATTACATTATTATCCGGATGTTTTACCGCAAATGAAATAGCCGCATATGGCTTTAAATTAGTATATTCCGGTAATTCATTAAAATGATTATTTACTTTTTTATAATCAACGATTTCAATACCGTACTTTGTAAACATATCAAGAATATCCTGAAGATCGCTCTTTCCCTTCAAGATTTCGTTTTTAGATTTTTCTATTAATTTCTTTTTCTTTTCAATATCAACAAGAAAATTATCAAAATATCCGATAACTTCTTTCTTAAGTTTTTCTACAATATTAGGCTCTGACATACTGATATTCTCCAGCCAGACCTTCTACATCCAGAACAGCTGAAATGTTATTGACATACATCCGATAACTATTATAAGCTTCCTGAACATATCCCTTCAGGCAAGAAAGGAATTTAACGATATTCGCATTACTGCCCGGATTATGAAGCCTTACGGCATTGATACTATGAATACTACCTTCAGCTTGATTATAGACATCAACATGAATATCATTATAATGTTCATACATCGAAACGTTAAGCTCGAACTTTATCGAATTGATAAACAGTTCAATAGCAAACTCACAATGTTCTGAACCCTTACAATAGTTTACAAGTTTCATATCCGATGGGATAACTGCTTCAATTGCTTCTTTAGAAAGATCACAAGTCATAGTTTTTTCAACTCCTTAATTAATTCATGATTTTCTTTGATTGCCTTACAAGTCAAACTCACATATTTGTTATAATCATTCTCCGTTTTTATATTGCTCAAACCGTCTAACGCCAAAAAGAATGTATCGACTACTTCAGACGGGCTTCTTGCAAACAACTGTACAAATGGAGTTTGACGGCATGCACTGTTCAACCAATATTGTTCCGGAAATTTCTTCTTATTAGACGGAGACTTATGCTTTAAAGAGAAATACAATTTACCTTTATTTGCTTTCGCAGACGATAATTTATAATTCAACGGAATAATGCCACCGTCGTCTTTCTGTACATTAACACTAAATGCAACTTCATTAGTATAAGCGTTAGCTCTCGGATTATAATAATCGTCTTTGAGTGCATGAAATCCATTATCATAAGATACAATCTTATAACCATGGTCTGCCAAGAGCTGTTCCATTACAGAAGAATCTTCTCTGAAACGATTATAAACGGCTTGATAACGATTAGTAATGTTACTAATCGCCTTTTCGTAGTATTCTCTCGTTTCCTTTATACCGTCATTTATAATTTCATCGATTAATCCCATTAGTCCAACTCCTCGAGCATTTTGATATTCTTGATATTTTCCTTTGCTAACTTACAGGTATAATTGATAAAATGGTCAGAACTATGTTTCGTCTTAACTTCCTTCAATTCCCTTGCGAGCATAAAGAACGTATCTTTAAGGTCTTTTTCGCTATGCAAGAATACATGAATTCTAGGTCTGGCATACATCGCATTACGAAGCATGTTATAATTTTCTTCTGTTCTTACATTGACAAGTGTCTCATTTATTTTCGTTTCAAACGTAAGATAAAGATTACCTCTAGTTTTCTTATTCCTACAGATGGCGACAGGAACCTTGAACTTACCGCCGTCGTTGGAAATGCAGAATGCACAACGATTCGTTTTCAAATCGTACATCATATAATCGCTTGCGGTAAAGCCGTACTCTTCAATTAACTTATTGAATTTTGCCATATCGCCATCATCGCTATTACAATAATTCTGTAGCTTATTGAACTTTTCCTGCTTTTCTGCAAGTTCATCCTGTAAATGTTTAATCTTGTCCAGAATCTCACGTTCGGACTTCTTGAATGCTGCATTGAGTGAATCACTTATTGACTTATACATATTAGCTAATATAATAAAAAGGTTGACTTTCGTCAACCCTTATCTTATTCATTTCGCTTACGTTCGTATTCTGTAATTCTTTTCGTAAACATTACGCGGTTCTTGTTAACCCAGTTGATAATTTCCATAAATGCATTCTTTAGGTCAACCGGATCCAACTCTGTCCCCTTCGGCAAGTCTTCGTCTCGAAGGTCCATCGCCCATTTGCCTGTATTGAATCTGAATTTTCGCTGGTCAATTTCGTCGCGATACTTGTGACACTGCTCGATTGCCCAGTCAGGATGATGCATTATCGTATTGACACAATGCATAAGTAACGAATTGTATTTCGGGTTATCCATCAGGCTTTCGATTGAACGCGAACCTGTAAACTTATTGATAATGTAGAAACGAACGATTTGGACTACTGGTCTCATGTTTTCACCTCATATTTTATTTAAACAATTTAATCCTGCCTCAAACGGGCAGGATTCTTTTTTCTTATATAGTATATATAATTTTCAGTTTTTGATTTTCGCAAAAAGACCAGTTATCATACCGAGAATTTCTACATACCAAGGAGCGTCTTCTTTTACTGGAGTCGGTTCCTTTTTTGCTGTCGTCTTTATCGATGTCGCAGATTTTTCTACATTCTTTCGGATTTCAGCAAACGTTATATCTTTAGTCTTAACTGGTTCATCTTTCTTAACCGGTTCCGGCGGAAGTAATGATTCTTCCCACTTTTCCTTAATATACTTTACCTGTGCATACGGCAAATCGAATTTATCTTTTCTGACCTGTGCATGTGTAAATATACCTGTAAATTCCTGTGCACATTTATCGTTTTCGAACATACCTTCGAGCTTATAATTATGCGGAATATTGCATTGTTCACAAAGCCAGTTAACAAGTTCATAAACTGCTGTTTTCTGAGCTTCGGTCATTCTCGAATAATAATTATAGTTTCTAAAAAGAATATTTTCTACATGTCTGTCTTCGACACAATAAAGCTGCTTATAGGCATTATAATATCCGTCAGCATGCTTATTGAGCGGACCATAATTGGATATTTCAATTCCAATTGCGCTCTTGCTCATTACTCCGTTGGTTCCGATACATTTTGCACCAAGATGATAGGACCAGTTCTTTTCCTTGTCCAATGGAATAAGATTATATATATTTCCAAGTCTGTCAACAACATAATGAACTGAGACCTTGTTACCAGGTTTGGTCAAAGTCGCAATATCACCTGTTATGCTGCCGACGGTGAAATGCAAACAAATCTGAGTTTTCTTTGCCTTGGACGTATAGAAATAGCTCTGGTCTTTCGTCCAGAGCCTATAAATCGAACTTTCGCCGATTTTTGTAGTTTCGGCGATTTCGAAAACTTTACCGTTAGAATCCTTTAGATTCTTCTTGAAAGTCGTTTCTCGTTTTTCTAAGGTATCTATAATCGCAGCATTCATATATTATTTATGTCTGCGGCTTATCATACCAGTAATACCCTACGTGATTTTCGTTCTCGTAATAGTTAAAACAATAATGCGCCCGTTCAAGAGATACTGCATGATTCATAATCTGCGTAATAGAAGAAGCGAGTTCTGTACTATTACGCTTATATTCCATGAAAGCAACATCCAAATCTTTCTGCATACCAGGAATTACTTCCTGTGTAAACAGTTCCTTTTCTTTTTCTGTCATTTCAGGAATATCGATAATACGAATCCTTGGAGTATCTGACATATAATCCAAAGATACCTTTACCATTTATTCTCCCATATGATGCAGCAAGAATTCTTCGATTTCGTCAAATTCCAATTCATGCTCCATACTGGCGAAATAAGTTACTTGAGTATCAGCGTTAATGACACCTATAGTATCTTGTCCGTTCTTCAGTTCAAACAGTGATTTCGTTTCATTCACCAAAACATTGGTAACCTGCTTAAGGTTAACAAGATTTTCGGAATTATTCTTTCGTATGATTTTAATGTTCATAATTATACCAACTTGTAAAACAATTCGTTAATTTCTTTATATTTCAAACCTTTTTCTTCGCAAACCTTCTTAAGATAATTCTGCTCTTCACGAGCTTTCTTATCGTTCTTTGTAAGAGAAACGAATTTGACATAGTAATCACCAGAAGTACAAGAAATAACGAAGTCAAAAACCGCGTTACATTCCTCACCGTCTACTGCGGACTTATAGGATCCTGCCGGAACGGCATACATCCATTTACTAATGTCCTTCATAGTATCACACCACTTAGCGAACACATAAAACATTTTCTTATGTGTCGCAAACAATACATTGCCTGCACATTTTTCAGGATGCTTTAACTTCACTGTAAGTTGTCTATGGTTCATTCTAAACCTGCCAAATCAAATTCTGTTTTAAGGTCACTTAATAGGAAAAATATATCTTTTTTCTTCTCTCGTAGTTCATTAATTTTTTCTTCGCTCAAATTATATGATTTCGGATTATTCAGTACGTATTCGACAAATTTTAATTGTTCTTGAAGACTGCGTATGTCTGTTCCATACGCAATCTTTAACTGTTTAGCATTAAGCTTTTTTGAATCGTATCTGAACGTTCCCATTACATACACCCAAACAAAGAAACTATCGCTGCCGCAATCTGAATCGACGGATCACTAGACAAAGCACACTGATATTCATACTGTGCCATGTTAAGGATAGCATCGCCTTTATTCTTAATTCTTGCGTCAGGAATAACCTTTTCCATAATGAACGAGAATACATCACTTGGACTCAAACCGCATTCTGAAATATAAGCACGAGCTTCACCGAGCTTCTTAGTAAGAATCTTCTCTGCAAGTTCGTCACCGATTTCAAGATACTGTACGAGACCAGAATCAATCTTTCCTTTCATCATAGAATACTGCTGTAATGCAGTAATGATGGCACGGATAGACGGATATTTCTTTTCGATAAGGTCGATAACCGGCTGAACTTCGTATTCTATTTTGAAAAACTTAAGAATACCAATCATACGCTTCAAAATCTGTTCCTTGATTTCCTTCTGGTATTCCGGTTTCTTCATATCGAAATTAAATACCATTGTTCGACCACCGACATCCTTAAGCGGGTCGATAATCTTCGCAATATAGTTACAGGTCAGAATGAAACGACAATTCTCTTGACACTTGTCGATATAGGAACGAAGTGCTTCTTGTCCTTTCGGAGTCATACCGTCTGCTTC